CTGAAGACCTATTAGGTAAAACAATAACAGTACAATACTTTGAGGAAACTACTAATAAGGATGGAGAACATTCTTTAAGATTTCCAACTGTAAAGTTTGTGTACGAAAACGGAAGAACAGTATGATAGAGTTTCTAAAACATTTAACAGGAGCGTGTGGTGAGCCACATCCTAGTTTGCTAACCTTATTGTATGGCACACCCGTAGTAGGATATGTAATGTATAAAATTAAAAGTAAATTCAAAAAATAAATAAGATGATGGATACAATCGCAGTGATATTCGGAATGACATTTGTAGGAATTATAGTAATATGTTTAGCATGGACTATATTAAACTATATAGCAGAAGCTTATAGCCCAAACAATAAGCTGGAAGAAAATCTAAGAAAATTCAATAAGAAAAAATCTTAAAATAAAACATACTAACTGTTGACTTTCTGGAAAATATTTAGTATATTAAAGATAAACTTTAGTAAACACTAAAGTAGTAATAACAAAAACAAACAACATGGCTTATAAGCAACCAATAGATTATTCAGCTAAACAATTAAAGTTCAAGAAACTTCAAAAGAAAGTAAGAAGAATTAGTCCTAAGGCTAAATCCCATTCGAACTCAAATGGTACATATACTGTATTAGATAGAAATAATAAATCTGTAATCCGTGAAGAACATCTAATGCCTCCAGCTACTTCAGTATTTCAAGCTTGGGAACAAGCTGCAGTCTGCGTACATGCAGATAAAGTTATATCTGGTAATGGTAAGGCATTCAAAGCAAACAAAAAAGCAATGGAGTTGACCGCAGCAATGGAAAACTTCTTTGGTGATGAAACCGTCCATGAGGACGATATATTTAATAACTAATTTTTAACTAAGACCGGCTTGTACACCCTACGTACTAAATTAAAATGGCGAAGAAAAGAAAACAATTTTCGAGAAGTAAACCAACTATCCACAATCAAAACAAACCTTTCAATAGAAAGAAGTATGGACCGACCTGGGATCACATCAGGTATGAATTAAAGAAAGGAGATGCATTCTTTCCTGACGGATCTAAGATGCCTCTGATTGCTACTCTATTCTTAGGTAAGTGTGGACACATTGACCTGACGTATACAGAAATGTCTAGAATTATTGAGACGTGTCAAGATGCTCAGCATGCGGCTCGTATTAGCCAACGACTGGGAGGAGTAGAAACTCCAATGGCTGCAAATAAAGGTCTAGAATCAAGGAGAATGAGCTAATGGAAACAATATTAACACTTGTAGTAGGTGCACTAATTGGTGCAGCTGCTACATATTTATTAACAATGAGGTCAGCAACTGACATTAAAGGAATGTTATATGACCAGCAGTTGGTAAATAAATTTCTAAAAGAGTATTTGAATAAATCAAATAAACCGAGTAATGGCAAAAGAAAATATTATAAAAACAAGCGTTCACAAAAAGCTAGAACAAATGGGAACAAAGTTGCTAAACCAAGCATCAAGTAATACAGCATTAGAAAAGCTCGGCGAAACAAAAGACGTAGAGTCGTTAAAGAATGCATTGAATAATATGTTCAGTGAAATGGATCCATCCAATGCATTCACTAGAAATAAAATTAAGCAGGTCCTAGAGAAGGGCAAATTATTACTATCTTTAATTAAAGATAATATAAAAGACTCTAAAGGATCTGCTAATTTTGATGCTGATAAAATGCAGTGCGATTTAATGGATGTGCAAGATATCATATTCAGAATTGAAAGTATTAAGATAATCAATCCAGATCAACTAAAGGAAATGAATGAATTATATCACAAGCATTCTAAATTGCAAAAGTTAATAAAAGAACAAAGTTAACACTTACTAATAGATATTTATATGCAGAAGATGAAACATAACTATGACATAAACGATCCTGCAAACGTCGATTTGATCGACGAAGAAGCTATGGACAATATGTATAGATTGATCACTAAACAAGATACTTACGATTCTATATCAGTAAGGAAAGGTAGGGTGCTTATGATCATCAATCCAATGGATGATGATACTGATATGAATGAGTTAATAGAAACACTCATTGAATATTATTCAGCACCTGACATAGAAATGTATGAGAGATGTGCAGAACTAGTTAAGATAAAGAAATCTAAAAGTGGACTCAAATCCATACAGAAAGCATTATCTAATTGGTTGCCTGCAGATCTTATGGATTTTGATCCCAATTGGGATATTGAAGATGATAATGACCGCTAGTACTTTTATTAGCTGCACTTTTGGACGAGGGTTCGATACCCTCCACCTCCACTAAATAGAACAATGATATGGGGGTGACTGGATTTGACAGGGTGATAAGGATAAGAGGAAGGTCAACGCGTAACTGGCGAACAAGTTGAAATGGCAATGGCGGCTTAGGCACCCTGACCCAACGGCATTTAATAGGGCAAGTCGTTAAAGCCCGGTGGAGGTTGGTAATATTAAAATAGGATGTTAAACATGGCAAAAGACAAATGGACTATCGAAGATGTACTAAATCCAGACTCAGAATTCTGGATGTTCTCAGAAGAAGAAATCTGGGAATGGTTAGATCGTCTACCTCAGAAGCGCCAAGATAAAGCATTCAAAAATATAGAGGAGTGGATTGAGTCTGGTGATATAAAATTGAAAGATAATATAATACCAGACTTTCAAGCGCCTATAGAAAAAATCCCTGTGAAGGATACTAAACGATTAAAGGGAATGATCGAATCAGATATGATTAACGTTACTATGGTAAACAACATGGTAGCGCTATCAGCTAAAAATCTGCCAAAGCTCAAGGAGATGAAAGATCTAATGGAGAGCCATGGAAACAAATTCGTTGAGTATAGATTTAGATTAAATAAAAAACAGGAAAAAGTACATACGTACATATTTATTATTGAAGGCAACTAATACAGTAGGTTGGGTGTCTTAACATAAAATCATTTAAGGAGATTAAATATGACAACACTCTTTCAAGAGAGGTTCTTTCCAACGGACCTATTATTCAGAAATTTTTTTGACGGCGAAGCATCGTTCCGCGGATTGCAGGAACAGAAACCTAGTTACCCAGTAGATGTATTTCTACAAGAGGACGAACTATGTTTTGACATTGCATGCGTCGGGTTGGAAAAAAGTGATATAGATATCACAATAGAAAGCAATACTTTGAAGGTTGCTTATAAAAAACCAAGTGTAGAATCAAACCCATCAGATGTTGAAGCACCTGACTATATTCATAAAGGTATAGCTAGGAGAAGCTTTGATATGGGATGGAAGGTAAGTCCGAAATTCGATCTTACCAAAATAAAAGCAACGATGGCTAATGGATTGTTGAAAGTAAGAGTACCACTTTCAGAGGAAAGTAAGCCAAAGGCGGTTACAATTAAATAAAGGAAGGTATCGAATGAACGTAACTAAATTAAGAAGTCTACTAAAGACAATCAGCTGGCGAATCGTAGGAACATTGGACACAATGGCTCTAGGATGGATCATAACTGGTAGTGCAACAGTAGGCTTAAAGATTGGAGCATTAGAATTATTTACTAAATTTATTCTATATTACTTCCATGAACGTATTTGGTTAAAGTGTAAATTTGGTACTAAAGACAAGTAAATGACATCCAACCTACTGGAGTTATACGGAATGGAGCAGAAATGCTCTATTCTTTTTTCATAAACATACATATGTATATTATATGAATAAAAGTTATAAAGGAGAAAAACTATGAACTACAAGCAAGAAGTACAAGAAAAACTGAACCAAGCAGATCAATTATTATTCACTATCCTAGAAGGACTACGTGATAAAAAAATTACCGTTGAATTAACTGTCGATAAATTAAGACAAACAAGACAATTGGTAAAAGAATGCGAAGCTAGGGTTCAATTAAACCAAGGCTAAATCAATTATGAAAAAGCACCTTCTTCCGATTCTGATAGGAATTTCTGCACTAGCTGTATCTGGCTCAGCAGCATTCTACTCAGTCTTTGGATTGAGTAAGTTATTTGCTGGTGCGAGTACACAAGTTATTATAATGGCCGGCTCTTTGGAGTTTGCCAAACTTGTCACAGCATCGCTATTGTATCAATATTGGGACACTATAAATAAAGCTCTACGAGCATATCTGTCAATAGCAGTGTTAGTATTGATGTTAATTACCTCCGGAGGTATTTATGGATTCTTATCTGGAGCATATCAATCAACAGCAACAAAGTCTGAGTTGTTAGATAAGTCGTTAGCTATACTAAATCAAAAGCAAATTAGATTTCAAGAAACGAAAGAAGACCTCAATATTGAAAAGACTCAACTTAACAAATCAATATCAGAATTAAGAATATCGTTATCAAATCCTGGTTCAGTATCATACTATGATAAAGAAGCTGAACAAGTAATTACAACTACATCTAGCTCCACAAGAAGAGCATTGCAAGCTGAACTAAAAAATACAGTAGCAGATAGAGATGACATCAATCTAAAACTAGAAGCGGTATTAGATTCCATTTCAACAACGGACATGGCTTTATTAGAAAAGGAAATATCTAATGAAGATGAGCGAGAATTAGGACCATTAAAGTATCTAGCTGAAACGACTGGTAAGGATATGAACACGGTTGTTAATTGGTTCTTGCTAATGATTATATTTGTATTCGATCCTCTAGCTATAGCATTAGTAGTTGCATCCAATATGGCATTCGCTCAAATAAAAAGAAAGGATCCAGAAGTAGTAATGTCTATACCAGAAGGAATGGAATTTAATAAACCATATCCAATTCCACTAGAAGAGGAGGATGTAATTGAAGATCTAACATATCCAGATTTTGTCGAAAAGCATTATGTAAAAGATGATGAGGAAAAAGCAGAAGAGCGCATGAATGTAATAGGACAAAATGGTAATGATGGACTTCACTATGAGGAGCAAGAGGATAATTTATACGGTGATAGAGCAACATCTTCAGCTAGGCATAAAGCTGGATGGTATAAATATCCTAGTGGAAATTGGCGAGATCCAGATGGAAAGCAACATCCATCTACAAATTTGTAATTGAAAAGTTGGTTGTTTGAAAAAAATTATGTATATTTAATAAAAGTTACAGATGAAGAAAACAGAAGACATAAAATACGACGTGCAACATATAGATGGTGTTAGACATATGGAATGTAGAGATTGTGGACAATATGTTCCATCAACGGAAGGAACAACAGCTACTACATGCCATGAGTGCGTCAGAGAAAATTATGAAAAGGACTTTCCCTTTACTCCACTGAAAAGTTATAAAGGATCTGGAAAGCCTAGAGGGTGGGCTTTCATGAAGGAATTCGTTGATAAAGATGGTAATGTATTTCATAAAGGCAAAGAGCAACCAGAATTAAAAGGAACGCTTAAACCGACACCGCCGAAACCGAAATCAAACAAACCAAAACTCTCAAAGATTCAAAAAGCTAATCTCAAACGACAAGCTATGATTACATATCATAAATTGAAGAAGTCTCTAAATAGAGCTAAGACTAAAAAAGCCGCTAGAGAGATACAAAGAGAAATTCGCAAGCTGGAAAAAATAATCAAGTAATTAGTTGCATAATCCAAAATAATTTTGTATATTTAAGTATAAATATAAAAATGGAAGACTTATGGCTAAAAAGATAATGTATATTGATATGGATGGAGTACTAGCTGATTTCTGCGGTGCAGCAGCTTTACACCCACTAAGAAAGAATGAAGAGTATAAGGGAAGTCCGGATCTTATACCTGGAATGTTTGAGATGTTAAAACCACTACCAGGAGCAGTAGAATCATTTAATAAATTATGCCAAGATTTCGATGTTTATATTTTATCAACCGCACCATGGGATAACCCATCTGCATGGATGGATAAGAGGTTGTGGGTAGAAAAATGGTTAGGCGAGAATGCTTGTAAAAGACTTATTCTATCACATCATAAAAATCTAAACAAAGGTGATTATCTGATAGATGATATGGGTGGATCTGATAGAGGTCAGACTACGTTTGAGGGTGAATGGATCCATTTCGGATCAGCTCCGTTCTTTGATTGGATAGCTGTTATGGATTATCTATATAAGAAAGATGATCAATTAGAACTACAATTTGGAGAAAAATTCATATACGAACGTAACCCAGACGATGGTAGTATTAGAAGACGAGTGAAGGGTGATTATGGTAATGAGGTTGAGATAGCAAATGGATAAGATTGAATATACTAGAGGTACATATTCTAAAGAAGCTCAGAAGGTTGTTCTAGAAGTAAGAGAAGATTTAGATATACACGAATTCAAAACAATGTGTAGGAGACTAGCTGCATCTCTTGGATACAGCGCGGAGAGTATTAAAGAAGCGTTTGGATCGACAAAGTCTAGCACAGATAAAATGAAAGATATATTAAAGGGATAATGCATGTCAATATACGATGATAAACCCACTCCAATCAGAAAAGAGGATATTAAACAAGATAACTCTAATAAAGAAACGTTCAATGAAATAACATACGCATTCGACATACAGGATAGCGTTATTTATTTAGTTGGAGAGATTGATGGGTACACGCTATTCGATATGATGACTCGTATTCGAACTATATTAAATAACAGAACGGAAGAGACTATCGATCAACCGATCAATATGATAATTAACTCAGAAGGTGGATGTGTATACGAAATGTTGGCAATCATAGATTATATGAAATCACTAAGCGTTCCAGTAAATACAATATGTAGAGGAAAAGCTTTCTCAGCAGCTGCAGTCATATTGGCTAGTGGAACAGGAGCTAGATATGCTAGTAAACATTCAACAATTATGTTTCACCAATCATCTACTTGGCTACAAGGTAAACAGGCTGATGTTAAAGCAAGTATACACCATGTATCTGAAATAGACAAAATGTCTAATACAATATTGAGTGAGAAAAGTACATTATCAGCTGAGGAATGGGATCAGATACAAAGAACGGATTACTGGCTAACAGCTGATAAAGCATTAGAAATAAAAGTTATTGACCAAATAATATAATTATGAAAAAAGAAAACACTTACACTTACGATCAAGTAGCAGGAATACTAATGATAATTAGTATTGCAATGTTATGGTTAGCAACAACGTGGAGTATGGAAAATCAAATCGAAGAACTACAAAATGATTTAGATCACACAACTGATAGTTTAACAAACGTAGTTGATAGTTTGATATTGGAAATAGATACATTACAGTGGGAAAATCAAATATGGGATTTCAATATATCTAATAATACTACACATCTAATATCAGCATTGATATTTGTTGAAAGTAGTAACAACGATTCTGCTTACAACGCAGGAGAGGATGCAGTAGGTTGTTTACAAATCAGAAGAACTATGGTAGATGATGTAAATAGAATATTAAGAAGACAAAAATCGGATGTAAGATTTACATACGATGATAGATGGTTAAGAAATAAATCAATTAAGATGTTTGACATATATTGTAAACATTATGGATTAACAACAGCGGAAGAAATTGCAAGATGTTGGAATGGTGGTCCTCGTGGAATGCAAAACGAAATGACAGCAGGTTATTGGAAAAAAGTAAAATCAAAAATAGATAGTTAATATGACAGCAGAAGAAATTAAACAAAATTGGGAACGCTTACTAGAATGTATTGATACAGAGATAAGCGGAGAACGTAAAAAACAATTAACGGAATTCTACACTCACTATGAGGACAGAATAAGTATGATGCCAGCATCAAGCTTTGAACATTTCCATAATTGCTTTCCAGGTGGTTATGTGGATCACGTATTGAGAGTAGTGGAATGTGCAATAGAATTATATGAAGTGTGGAATCGTATGGGTGCTAACTCAACAGACTACACGAGAGAAGAATTAGTATTCGCAGCAATCAATCACGACTTGGGAAAGATAGGTACGAGCGAAGGAGCACAGTACTTACCTAATCCTAGTGAATGGCATAGAAAGAATCAAGGAAAGATTTATACAAACAATCCAGAGATACCTTTCATGATGGTTCCAGATAGAACAATATTCTTATTACAAGATTGGGGAATTAAAATGTCTCATAATGAGTACATGGGTATTAAACTACACGATGGAGTATTTGATGATTCGAATAAACCATACTTCAAAGCAAGCATGAAAGATTCAAAGATGACTTCACACATGCCAATACTATTACATCATGCAGATCATATGGCTTCCAGAATCGAATACGAGAAATGGGCTATTGATGGAGGACAGGTTTCAAAACCCGCTACCTCAACTCGCGCTACAAAAAATCGCGCGCTCTCGACTGACGCGGCTGCCTCCGCCAAAGATGCATTCAAAAGTTTATTCGGAGACGATTCATGATCGTTACAATAATAATACTATCTGTATTGCTCGTCGTAAGTATTTTTATTATATGGAATTTACTTCGTAAGGTGGAACGACATGAAGACTTTTCAAATCAGTTATCTAAGTGGGTAGATGGATTAAATCAGATCGTTACTAAGATCATTGCAGAGATAGATGTCATTGATGAGAAAGGAATGTTCAAATCAGATGATTATGTAGGAAGTATATATAAACAAATCAACCAGCTTGTACGAGAGTTGGAAGGTATAATAGTAAAAGATGAGAAAGATGATTCAAATGATTCAAGCAACTAGCCCAGTACAACAATTCTATATTGACTATAAAGAAAAGGTTCGAAAAGAAGAAGAGCATAAAGCTTGGTTAGCATCGTTGACTCCTAAAGAGCGTAAAGAGTTAAAAAAGAAACGTGGTAGACCGAGAACTAAAAAATACTACTTCGATCAGAATGTAGAAGATGCTATTATAGCATATACGGCAGAAGAAAATCAATCTCTCAGAGATAGAGTATATAAGGAATTTATATATAAGGCTTTTGATAAACTAGCTGAAAATATAATACACACATTTAAGTTTTATTATATGGATGGAAAGCATAGTGACGTTAAGCACGAAGTAGTTGCATTCTTAATAGAGAAGATGCCCAAGTTCACGAAGGGAAAAGGAAAGGCGTTTTCTTATTTCTCAATAGTAGCTAAAAACTATCTAATCATAAATAATAATAAACAATATGCACGCATGAAGCAAAAAGCTGCGGTTATTAAAATTGACACGGATAGAAATGTTACAAATGAGATATTCAGAGAAAACCGCGTTACGGAAATAAAAGATTTCTTTGATGAGTTTATAGAATATTGGGAAGTATATTTGTTTAAGAAGTTTTCCAAGACTCGAGATAGACAGATAGCTGATGCTTTACTAGAACTGTTTAGAATTAGAGAGAATATAGAAAACTTTAATAAAAAAGCATTGTATATAATGATTAGAGAGATGACGGGAGTTAAAACATTATATATAACCAAGGTAGTGAATACCATCAAAAGAAGTTATCAACATCTATATCCACTATACACAGAATACGGATCGTTAACCAGGATACCTCATTCAAAGTTCAAATAATCTAACCAGCTCCATATTTATTATCAAGAATCGGAGTATACAACATGAATTTTGAAGATCAAGAACTATTCAAAGGAAAGTCGTTTTCATCTTTACTAAAAGATATATACACGACAACAAAGAATAAAGAAAAGCAGATCAATATACTAATCAGCGAGTTAAAGCCGTTGGTTAAGAATATTGGAGATGCAACTATTATTGTACCACTAATTAAAGAATATTTAGAGGTGGGAGTTAAGAACGATGAGCATCTAGTAAAAATGGCTGCAGTAGTTCAAAGAGCAATGTCCAGAGTAGATAGTGCAGGAGGTGATCTTATACTAACCGATAGTGAAAAGCAGCAATTATTAGATACAATGAATGAAATGGAAGACGCAGCAGCAGATGCTGTAGATTCTATCAAGACGAAAGCGAGTTAGACTATGAGTGGATATTATGGTCAATTTGAAAGCAACGATGCAGCATCAGTCAATGGGGTAGACTTTAGATCAGCAAAAGACAGAGCAGGAGGTAAGTCAGGAGCATTACAATTAGCGTTAGTAAGTAAAGTAATAACTACTCCAAATAAAGAACATCAAGCTGGCACAATCCAATTTAGATTACTAGATCCAATAACAGGACAGCCATCTGATACCCCACTTAGCATGTTATCGTATGCTAGGCCATTAAATACATTATTCGTAAGCATACCTACATTGAATGAATATGTTTTGATAGTCAGAGGACCAGCTGCAGCAAGTACACGCCCAGACCAAGACGAGAAGGAAGTATTACAATACTTTTATATGACTCCACTATCAATTAGAGGAGATATCAATCATAATGCTAGTAGTAATGTTTGGAATAAAAAATTTATAACAGTTCAAGCGACAAAAGGAGATGCAGCAGAATATGAAGCCAACACAGATACTCCTCCCCCAGAAGATGAAGAAAATAGAAATATATTAGGAAACGACTTCCGGCCAAATGCGATTCTAAACGACGATAATAATGAAGAGACGTTGGTGATGTCTCCGAACATGCATGAAGGAGATGTAATGTTGAGTGGTAGATTCGGTCAAACGATTCGATTATCAGCAACCCTATCTGAAGGAGCTAATGAAACATGGAGAGGTGTCCCAGACCTAGAATCAGATCCTCCATATCAAAAACCAATAACAATCATCCGTAATGGCCTACCAGAAGATACAAGTGACAGGTATGTAGATAACTTGATAACAGATCCAACAGCAATATATCTAACAAACGGTCAATACATACCAGAGTTAAAAGAATTAAAACCATTTCCATTAAATGAAAAGGGTGAACCGAGATCTTCAGCTATGGATATGGGAGAATTGTTTGAACATGGAACATTGGGAACGGATATAAGCCAATGTATTATTCGAGCCGATAGAGTTATGACAATCTCGAGAGGTGAAATATATCAGTGGAGTGAAAAAGGAATATCATTAGCTAGTAAAGGATCCATAACAATAGATGCTGGACCACAATGCATAATAGAATCGGATATAATATATTTAGGATCTGGAGTAGGTGATAATTCAATTGATCAAGCTGTTGAACCTGCTGTAAGAGGTGAAAAATTAAGAGACATTCTATTAGAAATCATAGATGCGTTTGATGCATCTACGGTTTTAGTAGGTGGTATAACTGGCGTACTAGTCCCACCAGCTGGCCTAGCTAAGATGGAGGGTGAAATTATAGATGCGGAAAACAACGGACTTCTAAGTAAGAAAGTATTCTTGGAGTAAGACATGGCATTATCCTATAAAGAGGGAGGCAAGCCTCAATTCAGACCCCCACCAAGACTACCAGGACCACCAATACCACCGGTAGAAAATCCAATGGCAAAGCTCAAAGAGTTAACAATCAAACTCGCAATCAAAAAAGCTCAGATATTAGCTGGAATTGAAAAAAAGAAACAAGAGCTTATAGCTAAAGCAAAGCAGGCAATTCAAGATGCTATACGTAGTGCTATGGGTATTCTGAAAACCAAAGCCGAAGAAAAAATCCCTCCATTAAAACGCAAGATTGCAAAGATTAAAGCAAAGATAGAAAAGATCAAAGAAAAGAAGGAGAAGATCGAAGCTAAGATTCAAAAGTTAAAAGACTTGTATGAGAAGTATAAAAATTTAGATGAAATACTTTATGCAGAGGCAATGAGGCTACTCCAGATTGAGATAGATAAACTTACCGAAAAACTCCAAAAGGAAATTGATGCAATGAAGGCTAAGGCCAAGGAGAAACTAAAAGCTGAAAAGGAAAAGTTAATAGCAAAGTTGGAGATAGAAAAGAAAAAGGAAAAGATAGAAGCTCAGAAGAAAAAAATAGAAAATATTAAAAAGGAGTATGAGGATATAAAGAAAAGGATAGAAGAAATCCAAGAGTTAATTGCAAGAATCCAATATCTGATCGAGCACGCCGAGGAGGAGGCAATGAAGTATGTTGTTGAAAAAACAAAACCTATCTTAGAAAAAAAGAAGAAGCAGTTAGAAGAAAAGATTGAGCCAAAGAAAAAGAAACTAGAAGAAAAGATGGCTAAAGTCAAAAAGAAGATAGCCGATATAGCAGCAGGAATACCAGATCCTAAAGGAGCGTTGAAATACCAAATGTTCAGCGCAGGAGTAACGATATATTGGGTTGGGGCAATAATCAATCCGGGTCCTGGAGCTCCCAATGGAATAATGGTACTAAGTCCAGGGACACCTATAATGACTTTTAATCCACTCTTTGATTTCAAAACGCAGGGAACTGATCCAGCTGAACCCATCAGGCAATTGATTCCTATGATAAAAGCTCATTTAGCAACAATAACTGGGCTATGGTTAATGCCGACAGGAACTCCACCATTCTCACCTATACCGTGGGCAGGATATGGAGCTACCATTGAATGGGAATCTTTGTTTGTTCAACCAGTCGCAATGGGGTTAAAGAACGGTCAAGATAGTTTAGGAAATTTATTAGCTGACAATTATGACAGAGCTATAAAAACGGGATTTCCAAATGCACCTTCAATTCCGATACCATTTACATCAGGCGTAGCTCAAAAAATAAAATCTATGACGATGGTAGCTGATCTAGATGCTATAAAGGATATCTTGATTGCAATGGCCTATCAAATTCCTATCAAACCTATAGAACGAGCAGTAAAGTTAGTAAAGAAGAAGCAGGAAGAACTAGAAGAAAAAATAGTAAAACCCATATTAAAGGAAAAGGAAAAAATAGAAGCACATATAGAAAAATTAAAAGAATATCAAAAGAAAATAGAAGAATATATGAAACTGATACAAGAGTATGCAGATTGGGCAGCAGAACAACAAGCCGCGATAGCATATTATTCAGATCCGGCAAACATAGTAGCAGATGCCACAGCAGCTGGAATGGACGCAGCATCGGACTTAGCTAATTCAGCGGGAGACTTAGGCAGTGTACCAAGCTAGAAACTTAATGTAACATATATTTATATAACAGGAGAGACTATATGAAAAAATCAGAACTAATTCAAGCAATAAAGGAAGCACTAATTCCTGAGATTGAAAAAATCGTAAAGAAGCGAGTGAATCTTGCAGCTGCACAGATTATTAAGGAGAACAGAAAATCTTCAAAACCTGCAGTTGAAAAAACTACTACATCTTTAACTAGTTTGATGAATGAAAAGTCTGCACCAGATCCTAATGAAATTAGGGCTAATGATGGTTATACTAAACAAACATTCATAAAAGGAAATGATATGTTGAATGATATGTTGAATGAAACAGCTCAACAAGCTCAAGAGTATAAACAGATGGGTGCGGGTGAATATACATCAGACATGGCTAAGAACTTCAGAGCAGCAAATCCAATGGATGCATTTGGAAGTGGTAAGCCAACAGCACAACAAATGATACCGGACGATCGTAGAGGTAGAGATATACCAGATGCATTAGCTAACGCGTTAACAAAAGATTATTCAGCGCTGGTAAAATCACCTTCATTTAACAAACGAGCAAAGTAGGAGTATAATAAATGCCAAATTATTTGGATCCATTAACGGCAGCAGAGCTGCAAGCAAATCAAGAGCAAGCTGGACTAGCTAACTATGCAGCTGGGTTTATTCCCAAATTCATAGCTCCTATTGATTTGGATCCAAATATATCTATTGGATTTACATTACCATTTGGAACCACTCAAACTGGCCCAAGTTTTAATGCAAGTTATACAACAATCGAAGCGGTACGAAATAATATGATAAACTTACTACTCACTAGTAAGGGAGAAAGATTGTCTAATCCTAATTTCGGATCGATGTTAAAGTTTATATTATTCGAACAAAATGATGAACAGATAATATTAAAAATACAAGATGCAATAAATGACGCGGTAGCTGAATTTATGCCATACGTAAAAATACTAGACATAGAGGTAGACCGTTACAATGGAGGCAACACCACCTCAGCTAATGTTGCAGTGACAGTAGCTTTCTCCATAAACAATGGAGCGGATCAAACTGCAATAGGAATACCACTAACAATAGCAGACTTCCAAGGTGGTGGTGGAGGAACTGCACAACAAAATATGGATCTCGCAGCTAATGATCTAACTGCTAGAGGAGGAGGATACTAATGCCAACAACAAATGTAAAAAGGGAAATACGATATTTAAGTAAAGACTTTGCGGGCTTTAGAGATGCTTTAGTTCAACACGCTAAGACATATTTCCCATCAACTTATAATGACTTTAGTGATGCTTCATTGGGTATGATGTTAATAGAAATGTCGGCTTATGTTGGTGATGTACTATCATACTACATGGATGATCAGATAAAGGAAACAATGTTATCACACGCAACTCAAAGAAATAACGTAGTTGCGATGGCACAAGCATTAGGTTATAAACCTAAACCATCCGTACCAGCTGTCACAGAGTTAACAGTATTCCAACTAGTCCCAGCAAGAGGATCCGACTCAGAGCCTGACTTCAGATATGCGTTGAATATAAAAGAAGGATTCGTTGCTAAATCAAAAGCTGGATCTATAGAATTTAGCTCTAACGATCAAGTTGATTTTGCAGCATCAAGTTCGCTGAATCCGACGGAAGTCTCTGTATATACTACAGACGAGTCTACAAACAAACCAACTCAATATCTACTCAAGAAGAAAGTGTTTGCAACATCAGGTAAGCAAAAAAGTTATACAACGACTGTAGGAAGTCCCACTCAATTCTTCAAGGTCAGATTACCGGATAATAATGTGGTAAGGATAACTAAAGTAGTTGACTCTAACGGATATGAATGGACGGAAGTTCCATATCTTGCACAAGATGTAGTATTCGAAGATATTAGAAACGATGCATCTAACGATGATCGATTGAAACAATATAGTGATGAATCTCCGTATCTGCTAAAATTAAAAAGAGTACCAAAACGATTCACAACAAAAATAACTTCAGGTAATCTAATCGAACTCCAATTCGGAGCAGGGATATCAACTCAGGCAGATGAAGAGTTAATACCAAATCCTGACAATATAGGTTTACAAACTAAGGATGGTAGAACATCACTCGACGCAGGATTTGATCCTAGCAATTTTATGTACACTAAAGCATATGGAGAAGCTCCCGCGAACACATCACTGACGATAACATATATAGTAGGAGATGGAATACAAGCGAATGTTTCAGCAAATGAAATAACAAAACTCCAAGCAATATCTTACAACGAGAATGCGGTTGCAATGCAAGACCTATCCTCAACAGCAATAACATCTGCAAAAAATTCAGTTGCAGTTAATAATCCAGATCCAGGACAAGGAGGACGATCGTTTGAAACCACAGAAGAAATCAGACAAAACGCATTAGCTAATTACGGATCTCAGAATAGAGCGGTTACACGTGAAGACTATATAGGAAGGCTATACTCAATGCCACCTAGATATGGTAGTATTGCAAAAGCTTACATAGTTCAAGACTATCAACTTAATGCTTATACAAGTGAAGAGGAATCGAATCCTTTAGCATTGAACTTATATACATTAAGTTATGATAAGAGTAAAAAATTAGTTGCAACCGGAGAAGCTACTAAACAAAACATAAAACAGTATCTATCTCAATATAGATTGATGACGGATGCAATAAATATAAAAGATGGTTACGTGATAAACTTTGGAATAAACTTTGAAATAATAGTAATTCCAAGCTACAATGCTAATGAGATGCTACTAAAAGGAATATCAGCATTGAAGGAAAAATATGCAACTGATAGAGTACAGTTCAATGAGCCAATATTAGTGAGTGAAGTATACTCCGTATTATCTGCCATTGAAGGTGTCCAATCCGTTACAAATGTTGGTATTGTAAATAAGGTGGGTGGAGATTACTCTGGTCACGCTTATGATATCGAAGGAGCAACTATAAACAAAGTAATATACCCATCAATGGATCCATCTGTATTTGAAATCAAATATCCAGATCAAGATATCGTGGGTAGACTAGCGACTTACTAGGAGATATATAAAATGATTTACTTTTACTTTCCAATAAAGGATACTACTATATATGAAGAGAACACTAGTAAGAATACTGGTAAGGATGAGATAATTGAGCTTACTAAAATTACATCTGGATCTACGAGACGTGACGATTCCGGAGCTATCTTTAGTCAGACATTTAATACTAGAATTTTAACCGAATTCAACTACACAGATCTATCAGCTTCGATAGTAGATGGAACAATTCCGACATTCAACACAGGATCTGCTACCTCAGCTTCCGCTTTTATGAAATTTCATGTATCTCAAGAAAATGCAATAACCGATACGGAAACGGTAAATATGCTTCCACTAAGTATGAGTGGAGGAAGGTCTTGGACAGAAGGATTGGGTAGAGATAAAAATCTAAATGAAGCGGGAGTAGCAATAGCAGAGCAAGGTGCGTCGTGGACGCACTCAAATCTAGCAACCAGTCAAACGTGGGGTACATTGAAAGATGGTACGCATACTAACAATTGGGCAACTAATTCAGGTGGTGGTACATGGCATTCAAACTCAGCTTATTTAGGATCGCAAGACCTTTCAACTACATCTGGAGATCTCTCCTTAAATATTACTAATGGAGTAGGAGCTCATTTAGACGGTACAATACTTAATGATGGGTGGATCACAAAAAGAACTGATACGAATGAAACGAATAGTGGCAGGTTTGGGTCTCATAAATACTTTAGTTTAGATACCCACACTATATACGCTCCAAAGTTAGAAGTAAAATGGGACGACTCTATTCATACTCCAGGAACGCTAACAGAATTAACAGATGATGACATCTTAGTATATCCAAAGAATAATAGAGGGGAGTATAAGAAAGATTCGAGAGAGCGTATTCGAGTTTCGGGTAGAGAACGATATCCAACTAAAACATATGCGACATCATCTGATTATTCTACAACTAAATATTTACCAACTACATCATATTGGGGAATAAAAGACATGCACACGGAGGAGTATGTTATAGATTTTGATACAACATATACTAAAATTAGTTGTGATTCGACTGGAAATTATTTCGATTTTTGGATGGATGGACTACAACCAGAAAGATATTACAAATTTGTATTCAGAATCGATAGAGGAACTAGAAAACAATACTTCGATGAAGACTTTGCGTTTAAGATAGTGAGATAATAATATGCCAAAATATGGAAATGATAATGCTGTAGTAGAGGGTAAAGATAGCTTTGGATCTCAAGTATCCATGGTTAAAGCTTATTCTAACTCAACATCTAATAATGCAAGTTGGGGATGGAACGACTACGAACCAGAAGAAGATTATAAATATAAACCAGTCTCAGAAACAGATCCATGGTTCACGGAGGGATATATAAATGTATTTCATACCGAAGGAGGAGAATTCTTCATAAAGAGGAATGATGATCTACAACCAACAGACGTATCACAAACCTATGTAGGACCATACTTCAGATGGGTAAGAGAACCTGACTACAGTCAAAAACGTAAACAGCAATTTGGTAGATTAAACGATGTAGTGATAGGACAATCGTTTTACGGTAGAACTCAACGTGGCAGACCAAAAAATAAAGGATTGCGACCGAATAAAATATTAGAACCTCTAAAGGAAATACTGAGAGCTGATTTAAGAGGACCAACATTCCTAGACACATCAGAGCCAGATCCTAGCATAGCTCCTATTCCAAAGAATAGATATGAAAGGGAACAAGCAGAGGAGCAGGGAATATTTCTAGCACAAGTAGCCGACCTATCTGAAACGCTGCCAGAAGCAGTCGTATTAAAAGATACTGGTGATAAAAAATATATTCACATTACAGATTTAGTTTCTATGAACTTAGCTAAAACCGTTTTATCAGATCCAAATTCAAATATGAGACAACTAGCTCCAACTTCAAAGCGATTTGGCATGAAGGGGAGAGCTCCAGTTATAACAAACCAACCGAACGCAAAAATTGATTTCGAGGACTAATTTACATGGCTAATACAGACAATAGCAATACTGCAGTTATACAACAGGATACTCGAAGAGTATTGGCTGGGTACCCATTCACTATAGATTGTGGAGTTATAGGGGAAAATAATATCAACCCAGAAGGTGGTGAAATTATAGTTACTTGGTACAAAGATGGATCATCATTATCTACTGGATTATCATACACGGTAGAGAAACCGACATCTGATGATTCTGGAACTTATTATTTTGTTGCAACGAACGAGTTTGGTAGTACTACCAGTCAGAATGTAGATATTGAAATAGTAACACCAGGAGAAGATCAGTTTGGAATAAATCTAGTACAAAATGCAATGGGAGAAAATGGATTATCTAGTTGGTCATCTCAAATAGGAACTCTTAGGCTAGAAAAGTTTTGGGCTAAGTCTGGAGATAGATCATGGCTTGGAGCGGGATCACGATTCCCAGCTGGAGGAAGAATAGATCCTATGTATAGGCAAAGAGATGGTTTAGCATTTTTCACAGCTGAGGATTATGCATATCGAATGATGTCCGGCCGAGGAGATAATAAACAAATCACTATTATAGAACCTAATCCAGGTGGAGTGTTAACAACCGCCTATCAGGATGTATTCATAACAGAGCCAGATACTATAGATATTATAGATAGAAAGATTGAAGGAGTATTTGATGTTGAAGCAAAATGTTTTGCATGGTTAGCACAATGTAGATCTACAAAAGTCTGGTTCAAAGATGGTCATTACTCGGGAGGATTTAGATCTGAAAACGATTATAAACTCAATGGGGATGATAATGATTATGTAGAGACTAAACGTGATGTTCACGACGAATCTAAAATTAGATATGAGTTCTATGATATTAACGATGAGCTGGTAAAGGATTTTGAAATGGATAGTTTTAGACCAACGCAGCGGTCTAATGCGGCGGTTATTGGATATAGATCTATATCAATACCACCGGGAACTAGACGGGTTAGAGTACATATGATGTTCAGAAGAGCTCAGAGAGAATGGGAATGGACTAGTAGAAGAACAGGTACATTTGCGAAACAGTATCTTTGTGGTATTCACGCAGTCAATCTTAGATTGTTCATAAACAAAGATGGATTAAAATTTCCATCAACAAAATTTAATCCAGACGATATAATCGATTCAAGCTATGATGATTGGTTAGAAGATCAAATATATAAAGCGGAGAAGGAACGTCGAAGATGTAATGATCTTATAGAAGATGTGGGAAATATTGAAATAAAAAATAAAATTACATCAACTTATAAACATCCATCACAAACCGGTGTAAGGTATAAAGGATTAGTACACCTTGCACAATGGTGCCGACACGAACTACACCGAGCACGTATTCTGAGCACTTACGCGCCAAGACCGTTTCCAGGAAAGGACGGAAGTGTTTACTCCAACATAGGAAGAGTAACAAACGTTTCAGCTGGATCGAAAAGACCTAATTCTGGTCATATAAACAATATGAATGGAACCTCTATGTTGTTTGACTATCTACATAAAATGAATGCACCATCTATGTCGATTATTAGAAAGAGTGTCCACATCATCGGGAAAGGCATACCTTACTTCAGACCAAATGAAGCAGCAAATGCAATGAACTTCCTATCGCAGATAAATTATTTTTATCATAGAGATGATATAATATCCATGATAGAAACCACCTGGAAAGAAAAAAATCCAGGAGTACTTCCGTGGTGGGAGATAAGATGGAAGCAAATAGTTGAAAAATACCACGCAGATCAAGATTCGTATGCAGGAGGAGGAGAGCTAAGATGGTATTCACAAACTAAAGCACTCGTTTCATGTATCATGGGAGAAACGTACGATGGATCTTGTTGGACTCATCAAATGCCTACACGCGTTTTAATAGCATTTGCATTAGCAACGTATGACACGGGAACAATGGCATCTGACTCTTTCACCGTCCCAGGAGTATTCAAATCATTATTCTATAGACCTGGAAAAGGACTACATAGTTTCTTTAGTTATCCAAATAATTACAATGCGTATGGGTTTAATAACTATACTTGTCATTGGCATAATTATTGGCTAACTTGGGATAATGTATTTAAGACTAAAACCGATGATGGACCTAATTGGTGTGTGTATAATAAAGGAAGCTACGCCCACGTACATTGGATAAGTAGATCGTATCTAGCTGAATTCATGTCAAAATTAGATGATTTTGGAGAAAGTAGAATATATGATAAAACCATCCAAATGAGTGTACGAGAAATATGGGACAGTGTATACGATCCAGATTTTTCTCATAAGATTTATAAAGATTCTGTTAGGATGTACACTCCACCATGCTCACTTGGCGTAAAGCGTTGGGTCAAACCAAATCCAGATGATGAAGACACATGGTCAACTATGGATCCGGATCCAAACGAGGAAACACATCTCATAGACCGTCTTGAAGATATAAGTGAATCGAAGCAAGGTAATTTCACCTATAGTATGATCAATCAAGGAAATTATAAAATAGGATACCACTACCCTTGTGAAATTATGGATAATAATCCTGTGAGTTTATATACTGGTGGTAATAGTGCTATATATCGACCTATAGATGATGGTGTAGCTAAAATAGTTTGGCCATTAAGATCTGGAACAAAATGGTACAAGCACAGAGACATTATGTACGATATGAATCGATATACTGTGATGGATTTCACTCTTGATGAGATGGTAGAAAAGATAGATGAAATTCCAGGATTGAAGAATTTCTTTGAATGTACTAGAAAGCCAATTATTTTTCATGAAGATATATCAATGAGATCAGCTCCGTTTGAAGGAGAAGTGACTGGGAACTTTGGATATAATGAAGCGGATAGACAAAATACATGGCATGGATATTATTCTCACTACAAGCAAATGCAGGATACCTTAGAACTAGATACAGAAGGACATGCTCGTAATGGAGATACATTTGCAGAGTTAGGATCATCCCATTTTGAAAACCACAAAGGATTAAGTGTGCCAGAATTCTACAAAGGGTCAGTATTATCAGGAGCAACGGATGGCATGCCACAAGATGCTCCATTTAGATACCAAGGAGCGAATCCAACTAAGTGCTTAACAAAGTATGATAATGAAGACGGACTTACATCGTTTTCGATAAACAAAAATAATAATTTAGGAAACACAAGTGCAAATTCATCAGCGAGAACTGATAAATTACTGAGAACATATGCGATGGCTTTTGCAAGAAGATATTTATTGACGCTGCGAATAAAATATTTGAATGAACAACTCCAAGAAGCATTAGATTGGGTTGACACTCAAGGTGATGAATATGGATATGATCAAACAAATACAGCAACTCAAGATGATTAGAGGTAGATAAGAATGGGTGAATTTGGAACAGAAGATTTGATGGGATTAGGAACTGGAACGGTTCGTAATAATACTGGCTTATACAAGCTAAGCTCGACTGTTGAGACTTTATTAAATGTATTAGTGTATAATGCATCTGGTGATTTTGTACAATCGTTTACTACTAATCAAACTAACGGAGTCGGCGATGCATCAGACCCAAACTACGTTCAATACTGGCAAGAATACTCAGATCTAAAAATTGCAGATGTTCGAAAAACATCTGGTATTCAGATAAACTTACAAGAATTGCTGAACAGTATTAGACTTCCTCAAGGAGTATATCGTATAGTAACAAATCAGATCGCTATGATCGACTCTGGAGCTTATATAAAACAAATAGCACAGGATCGAACGGAAATACGGTTTGGAGGTATCCCTGCATCTAGTGACAATACTGATATAAATTTTGGTGAAAATGCATTACCTGAAGTATTAGGGAATCATAAACTTGATGTGGGTATGGGTAGATCCGTATCGTTGATTAACTGGACGATAGAGGGTGGCGACTTAATAGCAAAGTTAGGTTCACCAGCTCCAATGGATACATTCCAAGGAGGTACTTATCCACTATACATGGACATCACGGATCCAACAATCGCGTTGGTTCAATGGGAAGTTGCAAGTGATAGTATACAATATCCATTCCTTCATCCAAATTTTGATATGAAAGTACGAGGCGGAACACCGATCAACACAGAATTCAAAACAATTGATGATTTGACTGGAACGGTTAAGAGTACAAAGGATAAGATAATAAATAACTACCTAAGCTCGAGTTATGGAGATACAGAGGTAAATATAAACTACCAAAAGCCAGAAGAATTTATCCATTTCTCATCATATGAAGAAAGATTGCTAAACTTCAAATACAAGATCCAGCTAATCGAAAAATATGCAACGGAAATATCTGCCTCAGACACACTCACAGGAGCTTTGCCAACAGTCGTTGCTGACAGAGCTAACATCGTAGAGAAGCAAGATAATGTTATTGGATCGTTTGATAAATTTGAAGAATATATGTACAACAACTCTTCATCAGCTATATCAGGATCGTTAGGAGAATGGTGGTCAAATTCATGGCCTAAGAACACCTCAATAGCTCCACATAAAATATACGCAACAACATCATCAGAGGCTCAGACATGGTTAACTGGCGCAATACAATCTGCATCTTATTATGATAGAATGAATGACGATATGTTATCAAAGGCTCTACCAGAATACGTTTTGGAAGATATAAATAATTCTACTATAATAACATTAACGGATATGATCGGACAGCACTATGATGTAGTGTGGACATATACAAAAGGACTAACAGATGTAACTAGCCGTGATGAAGAATTGACTAGTGGTATAGCAAAGAATCTATTATGGCATGTAGGAACATCGTTGGGAATAGATTTGCCAAATGGAAATGGATCTGAAGACTTGTGGAAGTGGTCGTTAGGAACAGATGTTTCTGGTAGCCTAGCATCATCAGGCACAGGATTTGAATCTGGATCATTACCACAGATGAGCTCAGAGGATGTTACTAAGTCTATATGGAGTAGATTGATAAACAATCTTCCATATTTCTTATCAACTAAAGGAACGACTCGAGGATTAAAAGCGGTATTAGCTTGCTACGGTGTACCAGATACTATAATACAAGTAAGAGAATATGGGGGACCGAAAGGTATAAATGACAACGAGCGTCAATTCATGCAAGAGGAAAGAGCAACCTACGCACTTCAATTGGATAGGGGTGAAACGTTGAGACTTAAAGCGGCAAAGAGTTCTACCCACTCTCGTACACCACAAGCATTCCAATTCAGATTCAAGACAACTCAAAAAGAAGATATGGTTCTGTTGGAAAAGAATGGAACAACATGGTGTGTGAATATCCACCACTCAGGATCGATAACACAGACCTCAGATACTAACTTCTCATCCAACAACATACCACTAATAGCTCAAACTCCAAGAACGGAAAAAGGAATATATGGTAGGTTAACATTCTTAATGACCGGATCAAGTATTCCAGATCACGCAGCTTCTGTCATATCAGCATCGACTGAATATCTTCCTTTGTATAACGGAGATTGGTGGAATGTAACACTACAAACTGAAGTAACGGCATCATTAAACGGAACTAGTGATAACACCACAACAGACCAGAGATGGCATCTGACTGTCAAATCAGCAAAAGACCATTCCAATGGAAAAATAACACATTCGGGTTCTGCAACTCTTAACAACCACACTGGATCTTATTCAGCAAGTTTCAACGCTGCATGGAGAACCTTCGGCACTACTAATTATTGGAGCTTTGGAGGATGGGCAGCTCTATCACAAGCTACTAAATACGATTCCACAGGTGTTGCAACAACTGCTGGAACGGTAAAGCAATTTAGTGGATCAATGCAAGAAATTAGAATTTGGGGTGGTGAAGAAAAACTCACAGAAGATGTATTAGAAGTACATACATTATCACCTAGATCATATGTAGGTAATAATTTCTCATCTTCTTATGATCACCTTTATGCAAGATTCCCATTAGGAACTGAATTCCAGAAATCAAATCTATCTGGATCGTTAGGAACATACACTTCACCAACAATAATATCCTCCAGCCACCCAAACCAAGATTTAGATTGGACTGGAGGAACTTATGCACTACACTTAACGGCAAGTGCATTCTCAGATGCGACAACAGGAAGTAATGGTACACATTTTGAACCGATGACTGAAACATATTATACTACATTACCGTCATATCCTTCTAATGGAATATCATCAACTAAATTACGAGTAGAAGAAGCAGGATTAACAAAACAATTGAATCCATTTGAAAGAGCGGAGGTTAGCGAGTATGATAGACATCCGATAGATACACATAATATTGGAGTACATCTTTCGTTACAACATCAGATCAATAGAGACATTGCATATCAGTTTGGAGGTATGAGGGTAGATGATTTTATAGGCGATCCGAAACATCAGAGTGATCCAGGATATCCAGATTTAGAACAATTATCCAACTTCTACTTTAATAAATTATATGATAAACCAGATATGGCTGACTTTGCTAGAATGTTAACTTACTATGATGTCAGTATGTTCCAAATGGTCAAAAAAATGATACCTGCAAGAGCAAACTCATATGTAGGGCTGTTAGTAGAACCACATATATTAGAACGAAATAAAATTCAACGACTCCCAGAGATGACTCAATCAGCTCACCATTATGATGGAGTACTAGATGTAAGGCCAGATATAAATACATTCCCGTTATCGATGTCAGCTGACTATCAGTCGGAATACTCAGCAAGTCTACTATGTGCGGGTGGTGAAAACTGGTTTGAGTTAAAAGCAGATTCAGCAAATTCAGCATCCTTCGGAGATTTATCAGACGGAATCGCTATAGGACATCTAACCGGTTCGTATAACGGGTCAAGATATAGATGGTCACAACATTACAGAAATAAAAACGCAGATGGAACATATACAGTCGGATCATATACACATACAAGTAATCCATTCAACACAGTGATAACTGGATCGCGTCTATCATCAATATGGGAAACTAGAGTATTCAAATATAGCTCATCATTCTCAGCTTCGTGGGATTCTGATAGGGGAATAATGCAAGGAACTCTAGGATATGGATTAAGTGAAACAAAAGCTGCTGTATGGAATGTTGATAAAGGATCGGTAAAAAACGGTGCATTCGATCGCCAGCGAGGAAAAGCGCACATATACCCAGTGATAGGTGATGTACCAACAACTCCAGCCGAAAGACAAGATACAGAACCTGCAGGATTCTTTAATGCTAGATATGGCGGATCTAAATTGTCTGCAGGTGGATATAATCAAGACTCACCACAAACTGCAGATGGTACGCCAGTAATCGAGTTGTTCGATTCTAATCCAAATCAATTGATAGTAACATCTCCAAGCGTTTATGGTGGATCATTAACAGTACCTGGAATTAAAAAATTCCCAGGAAAGGGGCAGGCATTAGATAAATTCGGTAATGTGGTAAGTTTGTTAAAAGCTGATAGTGTAGCAGTAAAAAATCAAGTCAATCAATCAGCAATACAAGCAACATCAGCAAATATAGCAGCACCGAGTAATAATAATAGCTATGCGTAATAACATAGGAGTGTATATATATAAGTTTTTCTATACAACGACATATTTATATTAGAGTAAACAAAGGAGAAAAATCCATGGGATATTTAGACAACACAACAGTAACGGTAGATGCAATTCTAACTAAAAAGGGTAGAGAATTACTAGCACAAGGCGGTAATGCATTTGAAATTACAAAATTCGCTTTATCTGATGATGAAGTAGATTATAACTTATACATGCCAGCACATACAGAAGGAACTGCAAAATATGGAGAGGCTATTGAGGCGATGCCTGTAGTAGAGGCGGTGCCGGATCAAAATTACGTATTAAGACATAAATTGATTACATTACCAAAAGGTAATTTGAAGCTTCCAAAGCTTGGAGTTGGAGGTTCGACAACATTCGATCTAAGTAATCTTAATCCAACATCACCGATGATTGCTCCAACCGTAACCAATTTCCAAAGTTTAGATTTATCTCAAGGATTTACTTTCGTAATAGGAGACACTGACGTAGTTCAACCGCTAAACTGGACTCCAGTAGCTGGAACATCGGTAGGTTCTGGAAATGTAAGAGTTGCTAAATCAATGCAATTCCAAGCACTTCCACAAACAGTAGAAGCAAAATCAACCACAGTGACTATTACTGGAAGAGCTTCTGGTGGTCACTTAACTTTAACGTTCAATGTAGCAAAAGATGTTATCAATAACGATACGTTCGCTTCATAAGGAGAATTAAAACATGGCTTATATTTATACAAACTTTGATACAGCTGATGATGTAGTAACGGAGGTATCGGAAATACAAACAGCTCCGATATGGTCTGACAACACAGCAACTCTAACAGCTTTTTATACATCTTCAACTCAAAGTGGAAGCGCAAACGTAAATTCTTACTTAGACATATACAATGGCACAGGAGCAACTGCAACATCACAATTTTCTATAGCATACGGACATTACGCGGGTAGTGGATCCGTTGATTATGATAATACCTCTAAACCAGGTGTATCTCCTACAAGAGCTATTTACGGTCAATATGCAAATATGCTTTTAGCTGACGGAACTAATAAATTTACAGTAGGTGGAACTGAAATAGATGATATTCTTGTTATCAATATTAACAGAGCAAGATTCAAAGAACAACTAGATCCAGGAAACTGGCAATTAAACCTAGACAGTAACGGTGACAATGATAGTGACATATTACACCTAGTGGATTCAAGTGATTCAGCGACATCGACAATCAACGAAGCTGGTAGAGTATATGATGTAGTATCAGGATCAATAACAAACGGTCCAATTGGAACAGCTGCAGGTGATATTTTTGGAAAAGTTTATGTTGATCAAGGTGTAATTATCCTAGATCCAACTGACGTAGCTGCTAAATCAACATATGCAAGAGTTGTAGGATCAAACACATTCAATGATAATGTAGGAAAATTCCTAAAAGCAATAACAGGATCGGCAGCTGGAGCAACTCCAACATTTACAGCTAGAAATAAAGAAGAAGTAAAATCTACACACTATTTTGTTAGAGTAAAAAACCAAGCATATAATTACTCAGATAACCCAACATTCGTAACTGGTTCTGATGCAACTTTAAGATACGCGGACTTTAAGAATAATCCAAACACATACATAACAACTGTTGGAATGTATGACGATAATGACAATTGTCTTGCAATTGCAAAATTAAGCAAACCATTATTAAAATCATTCAGTCGCGAAGCGTTAATTAAAGTTAAACTTGAATACTAGTAGTATTCGGGAACATTGGAATGATAAAATATGGGTCTAACAGTAAAGTCTTTACAGATAGGCGAGCAATCGCGTACTAAATTCAAGATACATAAAGGGTATGGGGTAACACGCGCAAACTCTGCAAGTCTTGGAGTAGAAACATATTTAGCAGAATACCAAACCGGATCCATGATATCATGGACCACAGGATCATCCGATCCAACAACTACAAAAGGACTTTATAGAAATCAAGTACATCATTCTATAAACACGATGTTCTATAGAAACTACACAAACCATCCTGGAGAAACAATACAACCAGGTGGATCTCATCCTCAGAATCAAGATCGTATCTTAGATAGAAAATCAACTGTAATATCAATATCCCAAGAGAGATATGGGGAATTGATAGCTCCAGGAACGTTCCAGATAGTAGGTAAAGATGGTGTAACTATAGTAGATGATAAACAAGGTAATTTAATCGATGGTGGACTAGCTACTACATATATGATTCCAAGTGCATCAGAACTTTTTAGACTATCATTTAATGAGTGTCATGAATTCACAGGACTGATGGATAATTCAGAAGGACGGTATAGAAAAGAATATCAATTAAAGATCTCTGGATCTAGACGTGATTATATAACAGAGTTTCAATTAGATGATACAAGTGTAGTGAGACAAAGAGCATATGCATACAATATGCGGTTTGAGGAACGCGATGGATCTTTCGGAACACATGCAGTATTTACAGGATTAGGTGGAACAACAAATCCAGTTAATGGACAAAATCCATATAGAGGAGGAGCTGGAAATATAATAGTTTCTAATAGACACGATGGATGGGATAAATTCAAATTTGCAAACGGCGACGATTTCGCAGTAGCATTTTGGATCAACATTCCACCTTCCCAATCAGTTACTCAGAGTTATTATGGATTCGAAGGAGAACAATCAAATGTAGCTCCAGAAGCAACTAATGCTTCTACAACATTTGATCATGAGACTAATGTATTGATAGCTAGGCAGGGAATGACTCAATATCGAAGAAGTCCTTTTATGATAGAAACCTACAATCAAAGAAGGGGTGATGTAGATACTGATGACTCAGGTGATGTAGGTAAATTAGTCCTTAAGCGAGGAAAATCAAATCAATGTGAACATGATAGCACTCCACAACTAACATCATCAGCTCAGCTTAATGATGGACAGTGGCACCACATTGTATATCAATATCAAACTGGTAGTAATGAGTTTTGGGTAGATGGAATAAAACAAACATCTGCAAGTGATGGCGCACAAGGACATTGTAGACAAAAAGTCCCTACTGTTATCGGAGGAGCTCTTCAAGGATACGTAACAGCTTCATCAAAAGAAAAAAATGATCCTTTACAGAGAAATGGACCAACTTATTCAACTAAATGGCATTGGTCAAAGCAAGGTGGGTTTGGAAACAGCTCTCCTAAGAATATAGTACAACCATTCTCAGGTTCGATGGATGAAGTTCGAATATTTAACAAATGTCTAACCCATAATGAGATTGCTTTTTTGAGTGAAAGTAATAATACTAATGAGGTTGGTAATATGTTCTATAGACACGGCTTTGCATGTATAACTCATCCAAATGCAAAATATCAAGATGTAATGAACGATCTCAACGCAGAAATCGCATTTAATGGATCGACGCAATTAACTGAATTAGAATATACATTAAATGTTAAGTCTCATGAATTTGATGCATCTGAAAACATCACCCTAAGAAGGAATGAAGATCCGGACGAGATTGATATGAAAGATTTCGCAACGGGTTCAAGCTTCTCACCATACATATCTACATTAGGATTATATAACAACCAATTAGAACTTCTAGCAATAGCTAAATTAGCACAACCATTAAAAAAACCTCAAGGAAGTGATTTAACGTTTATAGTGCGAATGGATAAATTATAATGGCTGATATAGGATCTCAAGGTGAAATCGATTATTGGGTAGACATAATAATCCACCTTGCACCGAACTCCATAGATCAATTAGAGGCAATACAGAAGATTCCATCCTATATATTTCCGCAAGTATATGAAGCTGTAAGTAAATATTATGACAGCCTTAAAGATCCCAAACACCAGGATAAAGAAATAAAAGAAGAATACAAAGACGATTCTAAGTATGGCATTGATACTATTAAGTCTGAATCCTTAGAAGAAGCTGATATCAAGTTAGGAGAAGATGGTGCGGGAATCGTAGATGGTATAAGACAAGTAACACCATACGTTCGTGGAAAAGATATGGAAGAACACCACGCAGCTTACGAGGGAGTATCTGACGAAAATTTAGAAGAATTAAATAAATATAAACGAGATACTGGATCGGCAAATCAGAGTGATATATTACCACATTTATTCAAAAGACAGAGCTTTTATAAGGGAATATCAGACCATCTAGACAAAACCATAGCAGTAGCTAAAGTAGGATTTTCTCAAGCGTTTCTAATGACTCGAACTAGAAAAAGAGCTTCTGGATCTATGTTCAGATCGATGGCCGACACCAACTTTGAATCAGAATTACAACCGATAGACAAAACAGTATCAGCCTCAGCAGTAGTTGCAAAGTTAATGCCGAAACCAAACCCATTCAGAGGAAAGTTTACATTTCACACATCTTATGGTCCACCGCCAACTGCAAGTCTATCCCAATCACAAGAATCGTATGTAGCACAGATAGACTTAGGTGTCCCACAATACGGATCAAGTTATACGTTGTATAATACTACGACTGGATCTTTAAGTAGCGGATCACTGATATCAGCAAATAATGAAATCCAGAAGGATGGAGAAATTTTACAAACATCCACAGCTACGACAGAATCATTGTTTTCAATCAAACTTAATAAACCTACCACAATAACATACACGGCTAAATGGGAACAAAATATAACATCGCAATCAATTGCTAGCTCCAGTGTAGATGTTAGTTATTCATATAGAGCATATTATCCATCTATTCTAAATGGAAAAGTTAATCCACTGTATCCTACAAAAAAGACTGTTTTGCAAAACGGAACCATAGTTATTACATAGATGGCAAGACGTATCAAAAAAATAAACGGTTACAGATCTAAGTTTGAGAATTCTATAGGAACTCAACTATCAGAACATAAAATAAATCCTAAGAAAATTTACGAAACGCATGTAATTGACTACATAAAGCCAGAAACACGTCATACATACACAGTTGACTTTGCATTACCAAATGGAATTTTAATTGAAGCAAAGGGCAGATGGGTATTAGAGGATAGAAAGAAACATATGCTTATTCGAGACCAACACCCAGAATTAGATATTAGATTTGTATTTATGAACTCTAAGGGGAAAATTCGGAAAGGCAGCAAAACGACATACGCAGATTTTTGCGATAAAAACGGTATACTTTGGGCAGATAAAGTAATACCAAACGAGTGGTTAAAATCAGACAAATAAGTTGTAGAATCAAAATAAATTCCCTATATTAAGTGTAATGAATATTAAAACCGTTTTACAAGGTGTAATAGGACAAGGTCGAACTATGTCTAACAATGAGATAGCATTTAACTGTCCATTCTGTCACCACCACAAGAAAAAACTTCAAGTCAACACTGAAAGTCAGAAATGGCAATGTTGGGTTTGTGGTGCTAAAGGTAGAAGTATATATGCATTAGTAAAAAAGACTGGAGCTGAAGAGCGTATTCTTAAAGCAGTTGAAAATCTAGTAGGTAAGCCAAAACGATCGGTAATCGAAAAGGCTTATGATGTACTATCACTACCACCAGAATTTATACCATTTATGAATGGTAATCCCAAAGACCCAGATTTTATAAATGCATTTCATTATCTAACAAAACACCGCGGGATTACAAAATATGATATATTAAAATATAATATAGGATACTGTGACAAAGGATTATATGCAGGTATGATAATAATTCCATCTTATGATTCTAACGGTCAACTAAACTTCTTCACAGGAAGAACGTATTATAATGATAGTTCATTCAAACACAAGAATCCGAAAGTGTCAAAAGATATTATTGGATTTGATCTATATATAAATTGGAACGAACCAATAACAATCGTAGAAGGAGCGTTTGATGCAATCGCGATTAAACGTAATGCAATTCCATTATTCGGAAAGATGATGATGGACACGTTAAAGTCAAAGATAATTAACTCACAAATAAAACAAATAAATATAGCACTAGACACTGATGCTGTAAATGATGCATTGGAAATGTGTGAGTATCTTATTTCAAATGGTGTTGAAGTAAGATTGGTAGAGATGGAGGATAAGGATCCAAGCGAGTTAGGATTCACCACAGTCACCCAGTATATCAATACATCACCACCACTGACGGCAAGTTCACTAATGCAGAAAAAGATAATCGGGAGGTTTAGATAATGAAACAGATCGCAGTAGGATTTGACAAAATCACAAAAATAGCTCACATAGCTGACATTCATATCAGAAATGTAAAACGTCATAAAGAATATAAAAAAGTATTTACAAAATTATACAAGGATCTAAAAGCTACCTTGCCGAAAGAAGGTGGATTGATATATCTAGCGGGAGATATCGTTCACGCAAAAACGGAGATGAGTCCAGAGCTTATTTCAATGACTAGTGAACTCTTTACTAAATTGAGTAAAATAGCTCCTACAATTCTTATAGCAGGTAATCATGATTGTAATCTAAATAATAAACATAGACTAGATGCATTGACACCCATAGTTAATTCTCTACAGTTAGATAATTTCTATTACCTATACGATACTGACATATACGAAATAGCAGATTGTTATTTTGTAGTAGAATCGGTATTCGACAATCCAGAAAAATATATTAAAGCAGATCAAGTACCAGATGATAAGACTAAAATAGTATTATATCACGGACCAGTTACTAGTGCAAGAACTGATGTAGGATATGAATTACAAGGTGATTTATCAGTAGATGATTTTGAAGGATTTGACTATGCAATGTTAGGTGATATTCATAAACATCAATACCTTGATAAAAAGAAAACGATAGCTTACGCAAGCTCGTTAGTATGTCAAAACTTTGGGGAACATCCGACTAACCATGGATGGATCTTATGGGATCTGGAAACAAAGAATAGTGAGTTTAGATATATCGAGAATGATAACGCTTACTATACACTATTAGTAAATGGAGGAGTAGCTGAAAATTATGAAGGTATGCCAAAGCAACCAAGATTAAGAATCAAAGCAGCAAACTCCTCACAAGCCGACATTAAAAAAGTATTAGCTACATTAAAAAAAGATAGAAGAATCTCAGATGTAACTGTCATAAGAACAGACTCTCTACGAGACCAAAAAGCAAACGATAGAGAATCAAGACATAATGCAATTGGTAATGTTAGGGATGTTAATTATCAAAATTCACTCATTAAAGAATATTTAGATAGAAACTTTAACGTCGACGATGATATTGTAAAACATATACGTAAAATAAATAAAGATCTTAATTCTCAACTATCTCAACTGGAAGTTACACGCGACATAGATTGGCAAATAAAAAAGTTTGAATTTTCAAACATGTTTAGTTATGGAGCTAACAATGTAGTAGACTTTAACGATTTTAAGGGGACGTATGGAATATTTGCTGCAAACGCATCTGGTAAATCAGCTCTATTAGACTCTTTGTGTTATTGTTTGTTTGATAGATGTAGTCGAGCATCAGATGCCAAAGGGGTAATGAATAATACAAAAAATGATTTCTACTGCAAAGCAGAATTAGAAGTGTCAGGTCAGACATTCGTAATCGAACGAAAGGCTAGAAGAACTACAAAGGGATATCTAAAAGGTAGAATAAGTGTAACTACAAATTTTTGGACGTATGATGAAAATGAAGAACAGATATCATTAAATGGAGAACAGCGTAGAGACACCAACAAAGCTATCCAAAGTTATTTAGGAAAATATGAAGATTTTATTCTAACATCAATATCAGTACAAAATAATAACACTGGATTTATTGATTTATCACAATCGCAACGTAAAGACCTACTAGCTCAATTTTTAGATGTAACTGTATTTGAAGAATTATATGATTTAGCGATACAAGATATTAAAGAAGTCCAAATTCTTCTCAAGGATTTCAAAAAACAAGATTATGATGACCAACTATCACAAGCAGTAAAAAGTTTTGATGAAAATACTAAATTATTCAAAAGTATCACTAAAGAAAAAAATGTATTAGTAAAAAGGCAAACAGCTCTCGAATCTAAGATTAGAAAGGAAAACCAAAAGTATAAGCAAATACCTGATACTGGTGATATTGATAGCTTAAAGCGCAAACAAGAATTCCTAACGCAAGATATCCAAGCGATAGAAGTTAGATTAAAAAATGATGAAAAAGAAGCAGTGGCTAATAATAAACTTATAGATGATACTATGAGTATATTAAAGAGTATCAATGAAGACACTGTAAATGGAGACTATGAACTATTACAAAAAACCACATCTACTCGCTCGGATAAATCTCACGAGTTAGAAAAATTAAAAATAGTTGTAAGACATAAACTAGAGAAATTACGTCATTTAGAAAAGCATGAATATGATCCTAACTGCAATTTCTGTATGAATAATTCTTTTGTTAAAGATGCACAAGAGACGACAAAAGAATTAGAAAAGGATAAGGTGATAGTTCGTAGACTACTAGATAAGATATCAGATCAAGACAATCTTATAAAGACCCTCGACAAAGCAAAAGAGAAATTTGAGTTTATGATACTACAACAAACTGTTTTATCAAAAGCCCAACAAGAAAAAGCTACCGGTAGAGTTTTATATTATGAAGCTAAAGAAAAATTAGAAGCTAAGCAATCTTTATTGGAACAAGTAAACTCAAAAATATCAGAGTATCATACTGCGAAAAAAGACATTATATACAATGAGAAAGTCACGGAGCGAATAACGGTAGCAGAAGATGATAAATTACACGTATCTAATATGATCACGATCCACTCGGATGAATTGATGGATATCCACAGTGCGGTAAGAGTCGCAGAATCTACGAAACAAAGCATCACGGATAAAATGCAGCAAGCAGATGAAATGGAAGAAAAGTATAAAGCGTATGAATATTATCTTGATGCAATTCAAAGAGATGGAGTTCCATATGAACTTATCTCAAAAGTTATCCCACTAATAGAAGATGAGGTAAATAATATACTAGGTCAGATAGTTGAATTTAACATATTATTCCATGTAGATGGCAAAAATATAAACACACACATTGTATATGATGATAAATCATGGCCACTAGAACTAACTTCAGGAATGGAAAAATTTATATCATCACTCGCAATCAGATCAGCATTGGTTAGTGTATCGAATCTACCAAAACCAAACTTCCTTGCAATTGATGAAGGATTAGGTAATCTAGACTCGGAAAATCTTAATTCGATGTTTATGTTATTCGATTATCTGAAGACTCAGTTCGATTTTCTGCTAATTATATCGCATTTAGAGGCGGTTAGGGATGTTGTAGACAATCTAATCGATATTAAGAAAGTAAACAACTACAGTAAAATTCAGTACTAGCATATTTATTATAGAATATCTAACGTAGCTGGAGATTATGCATGGCATTTACTTATGAGTGGAAAAGAAGGGCTTTATACCTAGGGTATCAGGAACAAGACCGATATCCGTGTTATATAACGGATAGTATAACCCCATTCTCCCCATACTTTAACGTAACCGGATTAAAGGACACTTTAACCGGAGGGAAAAATCTATTCAAAATCAATCCAACCGAAAACACTCTACAGATAGGAACTGAAGTATTTGTAGAAATAGCTGATCAGTTTGGAAATGCAATATATACAGAGATAACTGGATTAAAGGAAGGCCAAGATTCACTCGTTACAGCGTGGGTGTATGATGATTATCCATCCAAACAAGTTACTCTAACTCTACTAGCAACAGCCAAAGTAGATCTAGATGGAAAAAAAATTATAGGAAATTTTCCGGATACTGGAGAACCTTTTTATAACGGAAAGTCCTCCATCAATCCAAATGCTGAGATTGTACGACCAAACATTAGATGGCAAAAACAATTATTATGTGATCCATTTGCACCTAACACCGATCCTATAGTATTCTCTCACATGCCAAAGGTAAGAGTAGCTGAAAAGATAAGAACTTATTTCTCTTCATCGTATATAGGCACTAGAGTCACATCATCCATCCAATCTGCATCATACAGCCATCCAGCTGGAATAATGCCAGTTAATCCATCTGCAGATGAAATAAATTCAAAAGGTGGGCAGGTATCGTTGCCACGACTCAATGTTGCATCTCCATATTTCTCAGCATCAATGGAAGGAGCAGTTGTTAAATTTAAGGCGGATTTAATTCAAGGTCTTTATCCATCAATAAACTCAAACGATCTTTATCCTGGTGAAACGCTTAATTATACAAGTACAATTCATTCCGTGATAAATTCAACTCAAGTTCGATTAAGTACTCCGTTTGAAGTAATAACGGTATCTACAGTAGTCCCAAATGCTACAAAAGGAGGACCTACTCCACTCCCAACATCAGTATTAACGTCTAATGTTGTAGAAGGATTTAATACAAGTGCAATGCAAATAACGCATTCCAATCCACCAACATATACAGATACGGAAAATTCGCACTCGTATGCAGTATGTGATTTTAAGAATCTAATACCGGTAGCAGGAGATGTTCATAGAATTGTTACTAAAATAAAAAGTAATGGGACTGTAGATGAATATCAAATAATTGGAGACCATGTACTAGAAGCATCAGAGCTTATGGTAGATACAGGAAGTACTACTATGAAGGCACCGTGGGGAGTAATGGAATCTAATACGACTCCGTCTACATATTGGCAAGCTGAAGCTGGCAATGGTGCATTGATACCATCACTCTCGCGAGACGATTCAGAATTTGCTAATGCTTTATTAGTATCAATGTCAGGAAATATATCAGGTGATGATTACGTATTAGTAACAACAAAAGATTATGTAGAGTTTGAAAAAGGAACTCTGTATCGATTATCATATAAATCAATCCTAAAAAGAACACCAGACTCATCAATTACATCTGGCTACGATCCGTTGAGTGTCAAAGTGTTCTTATCAGGATCGGGATTCTATGGATCAGTTCAAGACCCCGATCCTGATATTGGATTGTTTGTAGGAAGCATGGAATCAAGTGCTTCATCAAGAGAAGAATTCACCTCAGAATATCACTTCGCAGCATCTCGTGATGGAATGGGTAAACCAGTATTCAAAGTAGAAGCTGGCTACGAAATTCATTTTGCAGACATATCCCTAAAAGCAGAAACTAGTAATGGATTTACACCAGAACAGTTTCAGATAGTATCACACGTCCCAACTACACATAATGATGATCTATTAGATTTCAAATTTGAATTATACAATCCGCATAATGTTAAGTCGGAGGTTGATCTCCAATATACCCAAGTAGATTTTGTAGGAGGAAATACCTACATTAGTAATGGACTCCTTGCAGGTACAATGGATATAGGACCTGATCTAGCAGCTTCAGGTTTTGTAATCGGTGGTAATGCATCTGCATATCTACGAACGGTAAACCCAGTATATCCAGGATTCCATTCATCATCAGTTGGTTCGGGATCTGGAATCCTAATGTGGTCAGGATCGATTGGATCCACAATATATGATGGCTCAGGAGATGATTATAAAGGTATTGGAATGGAGATGGTATTGGATAGTAGTAGCTATTTTAGATTCCGAACCGATCCATCCGAATTAGACATACGAGCTCAAAAATTCTTTGTCGGAAGTGAGACATCACAATTTATCTCAGGAGCTTTAGGAAACATAGAAATATCTTCTTCCGGATTCCATTTAGACTCAGAAGGTAATGTTATAATGCAAGGTCAGATAACAGCAGAAGCTGGAGGTACGATTGGTGGATGGGCGATAGGTGATACATTCCTTAGCTCGAGTAATATAATATTGAGCTCATCAGGAACAATGCAAACGGCAAACTTTGAATCTTCTTTACTTGGAGCTGGTGTAGGTAAAGGATGGAAGATAGATAGTGATGGAACGGCTGAATTTGAAAATGCAAAAATTAGAGGTACACTAAGAACAGCTGTATTTGAAAAAGATACAATTAGTGCGGTAGGAGGAGCAGTAATAATTGCAAATGCTACAGTAACTACTGGTAGTGATTATTTATCAGGAAGTATGAATGGAAACGTACACGGAGTTCCATCAGCGTCATTTGAAGTAGAAAGTGTAGGTGGATGGACAGCTGGAGAATATGCAATTTGTAAGTCAGTAGAAGACACAGGATTTACATTAGAACTTATGCAAGTTTATAGTAGTTCAACAAACCCTACAACGCTTCACGTATCGAGAAGTTTGAACGGCCATACAATTCCAACAATGTCAGCTGCACAAGTAATAGTTTCATATGCATCCGAGGATCAAGGATTTATATTTATGAATGCAACTTCCGGTTCTGATACTCCATTTATTGATATAGTAGAAAGAACTGGTAGTGGACATTATGATTTAGAAACAAAAGTTAGACTGGGAGATTTATCTGGATTAAATGAATCTAAAGTAGGAACAAATCCTGGTCATGGATTGTTTGGAGAAAATGTATTCTTAACCGGTAAACTGGAAGCATCAGTATTATCAGGACAAGTGGTAGAGGTTAAAAATAGTAACTTTACTCAATATCTATCAGCTTCTACCTCTGCCGGTGGATATACATTAGTGCTAGATGGATCGGCAGGAGGAAAGCAAGCACTTAACGTAATAATAACAGAAACTAATTCAGTTGATCCGTTAGTGATAAAAGGGATACTAGCACCAGATGTTACAAATGCAACAAACGTAGATGTTAACATTGAAGTAGGGGAAGAAGTGACAGCTGCAATATCCATCGATCCAGATTCAGGTGGAGTAGCAGGAGCCACTATGGCAGTTAATGCAAATAAATTTTGGAATGCAAGTATTTCAAATGCAATTCAATATAATGTTGCGATAGTAAACGAGAGCTCAGCGGGATTATAATATGGCAATAATAAAATTAGGCGCAGGACATAAATATAAATTTACTTCATCGGGAAGTAATTTACAATTCAAGGAAGGAACAGATAATCCATTAGGATTAACGATTGCGTCTGGAGGATTACAATCTCACGGTAATCTAGAAATCATATCAGGATCGGCAATATTTGATGGTCCAATATCTGCATCCAATGCAGTTAGACTCACAGGTCTTGGAGGAACATATCCATCAACAGGAAATGTCAAAACCGTATACGTCCAAGAGGATGGAACAATGCAGCTGGGAGTAATAGGTTCTGGTACTGTAGATAGTTCATCTGGTAATATATTTACATCTGACGGTAATTTAGTTGCATCAAGGCAATTAGGTTTAGTTAACTCAAATCTATCATTCATGCCAGGTGCAATTGGATCAGGAACAGCAACGCTTTTTATTGGTGGAGATGCATCATATGATAATAAAATCGGTATTAACACAGCAACACCAGGAGAAGCATTAGAAGTTATAGGAACAATATCATCAAGTGCTGATATATACGCAGGAGGAGATATCTTTTGTGAAGGAATCGTTACAGCTGATGAATTTCATACAACAATTGTATCTACATCTGTACAATACTCAACTGGTAATTCTGAATTTGGTGATGAATCGACTGATGTTCATAAATTTACTGGAAGTATAGAAGTATCTGGTAATTTGACTGTCACAGATGATGATAGTTATTTTCATGGAATGGTATCGATGAGTGCACTATCCGCATCGTTAGGACTAAAAGCTGGAGGAACCGGCTCATTTGAAGCGGGAGAATTCACTGGTCGTGTACAACTATCAGATAGACTGTTTATAGGAGAAGCAGCGACATCTCAATCAGGAGCTGGTCATGCAAGCGATACATATATACAAGTATCTGCATCAGGAGCCCATGCATTCATAAATGTAGGTACTGATGATAACACCAAAAGCGCTGGTATAAACTTCCACACAATGAGAACTTCTAATCACGGAGGCTCAAGAATATTCAAATCAGGATCTCAAACATATTATGATCACGATGAATCTGCAATATTTCGACACAATAATGCAATAGGCTTCAGGATAGATGGATCGAGAAATATTAGGTTTATAAGTGGTAGTTTTTGGGGAGTACAAGAAGCCACATATCTTTATGGAGATGCTATAAATCAACGAATTGGTATAGGAACAACATCTCCTTCGTCTAAATTAGATATAGTAACAACAGGAGAAGCAGGACTTGAAGTAAGCGTAGACACAGGACACCCAGCAGCTGTTTTCTCCACAGCTCTAGATTATGTAGCAAGGTTTGAAAGTACGGACGCAGGAAGTGGTATCGTTATAGCAGATTCAAATTCTGGTACTAATTACAACCGGATTGGAGTCACAACTAATGATATGACTTTTACTACAAATAATGTAGAAAAGTTAAGTATTTCAGCTGATGGTATTATAAGTGCAAGTGGCCACATATCAGCATCAGGTAATATAATTATTGAAGGAGGACTCGTAGTAGACAATTCTACTATACTAAGAAAATATACACCGGGTTGGACAAATGCTCCTAACCACGATATTATTTATACCGGTTGGCTGGCTAATACTGGAGACTATATGTCTTTCAAAGCTGCTGGTAATAGTACTTCTGGACATGGTGTAATGATGATAGGAGATGATTTGTTTGCAATTGGAAAAACAAATGTTGAAACGGCCTCACCAGTAGCTGATAGTGCAACCGCTCCTTTCAATGAAGAAAATTGGCTTCTAGCAGATAGCTCTGGATTAACTGTAGATGGAAACATAACAGCTTCTGCAGATATAAGTGGAAGTGGAACTGGATCATTCTCCGGAGGTGGTATATTTGGATTGCATTCGGCAGTTGGTATAGGAACTATATCTCCAATATATACACTAGATGTCGAAGGACGAAATGGTATTAACTCAGTAGCCCGATTCAAAAGTACTAATGATAAAGCATTGATTATTATTGAAGACGATGACACTGCATTCTCGCTAATCTCAAAAGATGCAAAATTCCACATTGGAACAGGATCTACAGATTATGAAAACTTCACTGTGTGGCCAACACAGAAACGAGTTGGTATAAATACAACAGCACCAGATAAACCACTACATGTAATATCTTCAGATGATACTCCTTTTAGAGTTGAATCCTCAGATGGATTAACTGGTATATCATTCAAGGATAATTCCGACGATAATGCGATTTATTACTCAGGAGCAAATGATGCTTTTTACGTTCCAACTAAAATAGCTTTAGGAAATACACCGACAGGTATTACTTCTGAATCGTTGGATATTTATGGAGGATTGGCAATGTCGGAAACTCCAAGCATTGGGACTCGTAGAATTTTATATATGGGTGGAGAAACAGAAACGAGAGGACCATTCAATCCAATAGTAGGAGCTATTCAAAAATCAGGAAAATGTTTATTTTTAGATAAAGAGTTTGCAGATGGTAAAAATGATGTCCAAGTATACAACAATGCAGGATCTGGATATGTATCTCACTCTTGGCAACCTTGGTCTCAACAATTAGCAGATGACTTCTTTGGATTCTCACCAAATGGTGCTTCACTCACAGGTAGTGTGGCACCAAACGGATCTGGAAATGTTATCCAAATTACATATGACGGAGGAGCAGCTGTTCCTGGAGATGGTGGATTCTATCAAGT